TAAAAAACGCAAATACCGATTTAATTAAAAAGTATGATATGGTATCATTTTCTGATGAAAAAGGAAAAACTTATGTATTGGGAACTAAAGAAGGATTTGATTTAACAATTAATGAAGCAGCAAGTTATTCTATACACAAGTTACTAGATATGATAGATAATAAAAAAGTTAAAGATGACATATTAAAAAAACTAAAAAATGACAAAAAGTAAAGGACTCGGAGATTCAATAGAAAAAGCATTAAAAGCTACAGGCATAGACAAAGTAGCTAAGAAGATACTAGGAGATGATTGTGGATGTGAAGAACGTAAGAAGAAGCTCAATCAAATGTTTCCTTATGCTAGACCATTTACAGAAGATGAGTTGTCTATATATGAATCAGTATTGCCTAGAATACAGGGTGGCAGAATAAATGGACAAGACCAGGATATAATGGTTAAGCTATATAACAAGGTGTTTAATGCTAATAAAAAAGCTAGTAGTTGTGGTAGCTGTGTAAAAGAAACATTAGCTAAATTAGAAAAGGTATATAAGAACAGTTGTAAAATAAATGACAATGGAACAGATATTTAGATTTTGCCTTAGATGTGTTAGGGTATGTCCTATTGAAAAAGGTAAGTGCCACTATTGTAATGGTAACTTTATATTATCATCATTAAAAGATGATTTACATATGATTAATAAAAAAGAAAAAGTTGAAGAAACATACTAAGGTATATATGGATTTTTTTGATTATGGAGAACAGGATTTCGTAATGTGTGAATTCTGCCAACAAGATCGAGCTGTTGACATACATCATTTAGAAAGCAGAGGAATGGGTGGTTCAAAGAATAAAGATTACATAGAGAATCTAATGGGATTGTGTAGAGATTGCCACAACAAAGCAGAATCAGATAGTATGTTTAATATGTTCTGTAAAATAAAACATTTAGAAAATGTGTGCCATCAAATATATGCTATGATAGAATACAATAAAACAATGAAACGATATGAAAATAGAAAGTAAATTACTAAAAAACCTAAACCCTGCATCATACAATCCTAGACAGATTAGCAGTAAACAATATAAGGACTTAAAAGAATCAGTTAAAAAGTTTGGCTTAGTAGACCCTATAATAGTAAACAAAGATAATACTGTAATAGGTGGACATCAACGATTGAAAGTTTGTAAGGAACTTAAATATGTAGATGTTGATTGTGTAATGTTAGACCTATCAAAAGAAGAAGAAAGAGAATTAAACATTAGATTGAACAAAAATACAGGGGACTTTGATATGGATATATTAGCTAACGAGTTTGATATAGAAGAACTTACGGATTGGGGTTTTAAGCATATTGATTTAGATGTTAATATAGACAAGATAGAAGAAGATAAGGATGACAATTATGTTATAACTATTACAGAAGAAGATATAAGCACAGCTAAGGCATTATATAAAGAATTAGAGGGCAGGGGTTTAAAAGTAAAAGCAAAGCTCTAAAACGGTTTAAAAACGGAATGATATGAAACTACATAACGGAGATTGTTTAGAAATAATGAAGTCAATAAAAGATAAAAGTATTGATGCTATAATAACTGACCCACCCTATGGAACAACAGCTTGTAAATGGGATTCTGTTATTCCTTTTGATTTAATGTGGGAACAATTAGATAGAATTATCAAAGATAATGGTGCAATAGTTTTATTTGGCTCTGAACCCTTTTCAAGTTATTTAAGAATATCAAATATAAAAAATTACAGATATGATTGGGTATGGGAAAAAGACACTCCATCAAATATATTTTTTTCAAAGGTTCAGCCATTAAAATATCACGAAAACTTATTGGTTTTTTCTAAAGCAAAAGCACATAATCAATCTAAAAATAAAATAAAATATATTCCTCAAATGGAATTAAGAAAGGAAGAAAATAAAAGAAATAATAAAAAAATAATTAATAATAAGTCAAAGATATTTGGCGAGGGGAGAACTTTTGATTGTAGTAAAAATACAGGCAATAAAGATTTCATATTTCCAAAATCTGTAAAAAAATTTAATAAAGTTAGAAATGGTTTACACCCAACTCAAAAACCTGTTGCTTTAATGGAGTATTTAATAAAAACATACACAAACGAATTTGAAACTGTTTTAGATTTTACTATGGGTAGTGGAACAACAGGCGTTGCTTGTTGTAATTTAAACAGAGATTTTATTGGAATTGAATTAGACACAGAGTATTTTAAAATAGCAGAACAAAGAATAAATAATTTATTATGAATAAGTTTCCAAATAAAGCAACACAGTTCAGTTCTACTAATCAACCTAAGAAGAATGGTAGACCAAAGGGGCGTAGAAATGTAGCTACAGTATTAAAAGAATTACTATCTACACAGGATGCTAATATGGGTGGAGAGGGCGATTTTGGAAGTCCTATAGCTAAAATGTTAATACAAATAGCTTTCCATAAGGATAGTAACAATAACGAAAAGCTAAAAGCAATAAAAGAAATCTTAGATAGGATAGAGGGATTGCCTGACCAAAATGTTAATGTAAGTGCAGCACCCCCATCTTGGATTAATGATGATGACGAAACAAGCTAAACCATATTATGATTTAAAACAATCTACTAAGAGAATCTGTGTTCTACAGGGTGGAACAAGAAGTGGTAAGACGTATTCTATTTTATTGGGATTAATTGAATTTGCTTATAAGAATAAAGGCAAAGGATTATATATTACAATAGCACGTAAAACTTTTCCGGCATTGCGCGGCACTTCTATGCGAGATTTTTTTGAAATTCTTAAGAAAGAAAACTTGTATGATGAAAGGTTACATAATAAATCAAACTCATTATATCATCTATACGGTAATAATGTAGAGTTTATATCAGTCGACCAACCACAACGTGTGAGAGGTAGAAAGAGGGATGTGTTATTCCTTAATGAGTGTAACGAGTTTGGATTTGAAGAATATACACAATTAGCATTAAGAACTACATACAAGATTATTATTGACTTTAATCCTTCAGAACAGTATCATTGGTTATACACACAAATTATAGATGCAGATAGAGATGATGTGGACTTTCATATATCAACATATAAAGACAATCCATTTTTAGAACAATCAACAATAGCAGAAATAGAAAGATTAAAAGAAGTAGATGAAAATTTATACCGGGTCTTTGGCGAAGGGCAACGCGGGGTAGCTTCCGAAACCATTTTCCCGGTATTTAATATAGTAGATGATATTCCTGAAAATGCTAAAGAGATTGCATTAGGATTAGATTTCGGATTCTCAGCAGATCCTACATCATTAGTAAAAGTATATAAGCACGATTTAGATTTATATATTGATGAACTAATTTATGAGAAAGGGTTAACCAATCAAGATATAGCACATAAGATTAAGCAATTAGGAATAGATAGAAGTATTGAAATATATGCTGATAGTGCAGAACCTAAATCAATAGAAGAAATATACAGGATGGGTGGCATTAATATAAAACCTGCTAAGAAAGGTGCAGACAGTATTCGTATTGGAATAGACGTTTTAAAAAGACACAAGCTAAATATAACCAAACGTAGTGTTAATGCAATAAAAGAATTTAGGAACTATAAGTGGATAAAGAACAAGAATAGTGAAATAACTAACAAGCCAATAGATGCTTTTAACCATGCAATCGATAGTGTCCGTTACGTGGCATTAAATAAGTTAATGGTGTCTTATTCTGGCAAGTATTATATAGCGTAAAAACAAATAATAACATTTTATATTTATTAGTAATGAAAGAGGTTAAATTAACAATACCTGATAATTGGTCTGACATAACAATAGACACTTATCAAAAGTATGTAAAAATACAAGAGGGCAAAGGAACTGAAAAAAACAAAGTTATAAAGAGTTTGTCTCTATTATGTAACACTACACCTTTTGTAGTTAAGAAAATGGCTTACAGCGATTTATTAGAGATAATGGGTATAATTAAAAAGATGATAGATACTGAGCCAAAGACAGAAGATTTTAAAAAGGTATTTAAATTTAACAAAATAGAATATGGCTTTGTGCCTAACCTTAGTAAGTTAAGCACAGGAGAATATATTGATTTAGAAGCATACTGTAAAAATCCTATAGATAATCTTCATATTATTATGAGCATACTATATAGGGTAGTTACTTTTAAACGTGGAGAACGCTATGCTATAGAAAGTTATGACCCAGACCAATTCAAGGAAGAACTGTTCAAAGAGTGTCCTATGAATATAGCATTAAGTTCGCTAGGTTTTTTTTTGACTTTAGGAAGCGTATTGGCGAGGACTTCGCAGCGTTATTTGAAAGCACAGGAAAAGAGAGTGCAAAAGGCGTAAGTATGCAAAGCAAATGGGGATGGTATAATGTCCTCTACAGCTTATCTAATTCAATACTAGACATAGA